TTTTTGAACTCCAAGGAATCGGCGGTGATGGTCAGGCGGTCCTGCCCGTTGTCGAGGACGGCAACGTCCGGCCCCATGCGGCCCTCGGTCACAAGGGCGAGGTGATTGGCGCGCAAGTCGCGTTGAATGCAGTCGTATCGCTGGCCGTCGAAGTGTCCGGGCGTCCAGTCGATTCGGCACTGGTATCCGAGGGACAGCTCCTTTTTCCCGGCGCGCAGGTCGGCCGCCATCTTCGACGAGTAAACCTTGATGTTGCTGCGGACGTACTGGCCATCGAACCGGGAATCCTGCCCGACGACACCATGCACGCCGTATTCGTCGGTGGGCGTCCCGCCGATCTGCTCGCCCAACATCTCGTGGTCATTGATCCACGGAATCAGGCGCATCGAGTCGAGAAAACTGGGGGCGCCCAACTCTTGCGCGGGACGATAGACGCGATAGACGCGGCTCGGGTCCGGTGCATCCGGAAGGCTTGAGCCGTGGTAATCGAACACTCCGACCTTGCTGATCGGGTTGTCGGCGACCTCGAACCAGCCGTTCACGTCAGCCTTTCGCGCAGACGCCCGATCAAACGCAATGGCGCGGTCGAGGGCTACGGCGAGGGGAGAATGCGTCACGGGCGAGCTTGTCCGGCTGCTGTTCGCGGCAGGATATCACGTTTTTCTGAAAGTCAAGGTCAGGCGTCGGTGATTTGATGCCGGTGGTCTGATTATTCGTCGCCGTCGCCGAAGTCGAGGACCGGGCGCGCGGTGCATCGGCAGTTCGGAGCTTGGCCGGGGATGCCTCTTTCGCCCGTCCGCTGGTCAATCACGGGTAGGTCGTCGTAGGAGTAGACGTTCCCATTCATGGCGACGTGATCGGGGCGGGGTTTCTGCCCGCCGCCTGAGTGGACCCACTCGAATTTCTTGATGCCGGCGGCCTTCATTCGGCCGGCGTTGATGGACTGGTACGCCTTGCGCGTCTGGTCGAGTGCGATGTTTTTCGCCCGACGAACGGTCATGCCGTCCTGTTCCTCCAAGAACGGCACAAGATCCTGCAGCCCGTTGCCCGTGGTGATCGACCGCATCACCGCACCCTGCACTTTCTGCAGATACTGCTCGGGGATGGACTTGATCAGGCTCACGTTTTCAGCGACGGCCGCCTTCGCAATCTCGCCGATCGGCCCGGATCGCAGGGTGTCGGTTTTCAGGGTCAAACCGCCGGAGAGTTCTTTCAGGCTCCGACCAAGCGCGGCGGCGCTGTGCTTGCCGGTCTGTTCGACCATGCGTTCCGCCATCGCTTTCGACGCCTTCCCGAACAGCTCGGAAAACCGGCTGGTCAGCGCATTCATCAGAATCCGCGACTGGCTGCTGATGCTGGCGTCCGTGGTTACGTGCGAGGCGATGGCCGTCGGCGACTCGAACAGGGCCACGATCTCCCGGCGTGTCGCGCGCGTCATCTCCCGCACAAGCCGCTGCAGCTCCGCGTTATAGCGCGCCTCGATTCCGGTGGGCGCCGGCAGCACGGACCCTCGCAGGATCGTCGCGCCGGACTTGGCCGCCTGCGCTTGCTTACGCGGGGTCAGCCTGATCTTGCGGGCGACCATTACGCGACCGGCGGGGGTGCTGCTGCGGGGTCAAGCGGGTCGGCGTCGGGCTCCGGCGGGTCGAGATCGCCGCGTTCGGCTTCGAGGATGCCGTAATGCGGAGAGTCCTTGTCCTTGCGGATGCGATCGCGCACGTCGATACCGTCGATTGCGCCGGCAGCGATCAGCGCCGCGTCAGTTTCCGCCCGCAGCTTGTCCGTCTCCGCCACTTCCTTCGCGGTCGGCGAATCCAACGGCTCCCACACGACCGAGGTCGCCAGCGGCTTTTTACTCGGCAGCGTCGGCGCGATCTCTGACCGCATGACCAGCATATGATGGCGTTCGAGTAGCGGCTGGATTTTCATCTGCAGGCTTTCCAGCGCCTCGTGATAGCTCTCGCTCTCGTACTCGCCACTGGCACCGAACCCTTTCGGCGACGTGCCCAGTAGCTTTGTTGCCGGGACATTAGCGATGGCGGCGACGAGTTGGAATTGCGACATGATCACGGCGTCCAAGTCGGTCAGTGACGTGTCCAGTTGCATGACCGATTCGGTTTCTTTGTCGTACAGCTTGACGCTGTAGTTGTCGCGGTAATTGACGAACTCGCTCAGGGCTTCCCGCAAGCCGGCGGGATTCGCAATCGCGGCCTCAGAATCGACGCCCATCGCGGTTGTCCGCTTGGTCATCGCCAACTGCGGCGCCTCATTGGCCGTCCGCTCGGAACAGTAGACCCGTTCCATGATGTCTTGCGTGAGCGGCACGCCGCCATATCGATACGTCGGCTTCAGGATGTCCGGCAGCATTCCGTATCGGAAGATGATCAGGTGCGAGCGGTGATAGCGGTTGCCGCCGATCAGCCACCATGTCGGCTCGTAGAAGTGGCGGGACGCCGGGTCCGCGCCGGCTTGCGTGTCCAGCTCCGGCGAGCACCACTGCGGATCAACCTGAACAATCCCCTCGTAACTTCCGGGGGTCACGCCGTCCGGATTGAACGGGAGTTCGTAGTATTTCGGGTCAGACGATCGGACTTTCATGATCGCAATGCGGACGCCGAACCCGCGCCCCTTGCTGGCAAATTCGATCATCTGATCGTTCATGCCGAACCGCTTGTCGGCGAGCTTCATGCGCTTGACGATGGCGTCGTCAAGATCGCCGCCATCCTCGGAAACGATCCGGTAGCCCTGCCGAATAGCATCCTCGCCGGGCATAGAGCACGCCTTGCGGATCAGCCAGCTTTGCGCCATGACCATTCCACAGACTTGGTAGCCGATAAACCCCTGCGACAAGAACCACTGCAACTGCGGCTCGGAATACGCGCCCCCGCTGAACGCATACCCGTCCTTGATGCCGGTGCCGTCGACGGAGTCCATCGCGAAGCCGGGCGCCGCGTGCGGGGCGAGTTTCGCCATGCCGGCAAGTTGCGCGGCAATCACATCAGCGATCGGCACGCGCTTCGGTGGCCGGCCCGAACCCTCCCCGCGCGCAAAGAACCCGCCCCGCTTCACGGCCTGAACGACGGCGGCTGCCGGCTTGCTGAACCATCCCATCGCATCACCTCGTCAAGAACCCGCCGCGTCGTCGCGGTTTCGGGGCGTAGCACATCATAACGGCGTCGGCAAGGTTTGGCGACGGTACGCCGTCGGGGGCTTTGTCGATCAGGATCTTGCCGGCCCCGTTCGTTTTCCACGTCGGCCGCGACAGCTCAGCCTGCAGCGCGCGCAACTCGGCAAGGTCGCCCGACAGGCTGATCATCTCATCGGGGTCGAACTTCGCGCCCTCGGTCACTGCGCGGTGCGTGCGCAGGAAGCGGAGACGCAGCGACCACCACCCCTGCGCCTTGGCGTTTGCAAAGAAGTCCTCGTTCGTCCGCATGCTGGCCGCGCGCCGCTCGTCGGGCGATAGCTTGTCGGTGGACACGGACGGGATGGCTGCTGCCGGGTCGACCACTTCGCCAGACCCGCGCCACGGGTTCACAGCAATCTTCGGCGACCGCTTCTCGTTCAGCACGCGCGCATCGCCACGAACACCCGCGCCCAAGCCGTCCGCGTCGTAATCCATTTCCGAATAGCCGCCCTCGTCGCACAGCACGAACGCCTTGGCGACCGTTCCGAAGATGTCGGACCCCTCGCCGCGCCACTGCTGCAGGTGTCGCAGCACGACGCCATGCCGGCCCGCGTAGGAGCACTTGTCGATGCCCTCGTCGGCCACGTCCAGCGCGGACGCCTTGGCGCCTGTCGCTGCGAACCCGAGTTTCTTGTCGGCGTCGATCGCGCTTATGACCCATTCGCCCGGAATCATCACGTTTTCCACGGCCGCGCTATAGCTGCGGTCGACTTCCTGCGCAAGCGTCACCGGGTCGAGGATGGCCTTTTGCGCGTCGTACCACGCCTGATCTTTGCGCGGATCTTCGCGCCAATCGAACACGAACACCGGAATCCGGCCGCTGTGCCGTTTCTCTGCGAACACGTTGCCCATGCCGTTGACCGACGATAGGTCGATTCTGCAGTTCGTGGTCGCGGACAGGGACGCTTCGACCAGCTTCGCGCGCTCCAAGTGCGCCGCCTCGTCGACGAAATAGACCGATGTGCGGTTGCCTCGCCCGATGTTGTCGCCGGCTTCTCCAGTGATGACGCTCCCGGTCGCCGGGAACTCTAGGCGCATGTGCGGGGCGTGCAGCTTTTCATCCCAGCCGGCGCGGAACTCGACCGGCAGGTAGCGCATGAAAAGACGGGCTTTGTAGAACAGCGACTTAGGGTCGCCCAACTTGTCGACGTATTCCTCTTTTCGCGACCCGTACCCGGCGATGAACCCCGGATTCAGGATGCACATCGCGCACCCAAAACCGACGATGATCCATGACAGACCAACGTCGCGAGACTTCTCGATCAGCAGCGGCTTGCGTGCGAGCCATTGCGCGTGGATCTCTTCGATGCACTCGCGCTGCCGGGGGAACAGGACGAACGGCATCAGGGGCGGCAGGCCAACTTCGACGTTGCGCGGATCGAAGGTCACTCCCCAATCGTTCACAAGGTCGGCCGGATGGTGTCGGTAATGCACCTTGAACGCCGACAGCATTTGCCGGTCGGCGCGCAGCCTGTTCAGCAGTTCAAGCCGACGCCGGAAAACTTCGGTGTAGTCCGGGTTTCGGAAGTCGAAGTTATCGGGGACAAGGCTCATCCGCCCAATGCTTTCTGGTACAGCTGCGCGGCCAGTTGCGGATCGATGTCTGCCGGAATGGTGGCGACGCCGATCGGGAACGGGTTACTTGGGTCGCCGGACAGTTTCAGTAGCTCGCCGTAGCGGATCGGGTCCCACTTGGCGAGAAGCTTCATCGTGCCATCGAACTGCAGGCGGCGCGCGTTTACCACGGAGGGATCAATCTTCCCGTCGGCAAGGCGGGCATAGGCTTCGGCCAGCAGCGCGAATGCGTTTTCCGCAATGGTATCGAACCCATCGCGTCGCGCCTGCCGATACGCCTCCTGCCACTCCGGCTTGATCGCGAAGTGAGAGACCATCGTTTGACGCGCCGGGTAGCCATCTTGGCGGCAGATGCTCGCCATGGTTTCGCCATCGGCGATGCGGCGCAGGGTGTCTTGCCGCATCTCTTCGGTGATGGGGTTTCCGTTCATTCATCCTCGCGCGCGTGCGCGATGCGTCAGGTTGGGAGCGTGGCAGCTTCGTCTACGTGGACCACATGTGGCGTTTCTCCGCGCGGGTATTGGATGTCTCGCTCTACGGCCACGTGTGCCGGGCCGCCGGTCATCAGGCCAGCTTCGCCGCTGCTGATCGGTATTTCCCCATACTTCGCGCCGAACGGAACCATCTTGCACGGATCGGGTGTCTCATAGCCTATTGGGATGCGGAAAGCCTCGCCATATCCAAAGATCGTCGGCCTTTCAACAGATTCCGCAATGCGCTCAAGAAGCGCGATGATCCGGTCGTCTTGCTTTTCGGTAATCATAGAAACCTCGCGATTGTCGGGCCTCAGCCTATCACGCCAGCCCCACGAAGTCCCCGCAGGCATTCATGCTCGATAGCCCGCAACCTGCGCTCTTCCTCCAAGACCCCAAGCACCCCAATCGCCCAAGGCGGCCCATCGCGCAGCCAATCCTCCGGCCAATCCGCAACATCAGGGGTTGGACCCTGCTCGCATCGGACTTGCGGCGGCGCGGGCTCTTTGTACGGCTTGCTGCCCTTCGTAGCGCACGAGGTCAGACAGGCGCACAGCATCAGCGCAATCAGCAGGGACCACGATCGTTCGGGTTTCATAGCGCACTCGCTCGGCCGCAGTGGCCGTCGTGACTCGGGTTTCAGTGGTCGCGCCGGCAGCGGCTTTGCTGGCGTCGGTCGCGATGCTTGCCGCCTTCCGGTCGCGCTCAGCCTCGGCAACCTTGGCCGCGTGATCCGCAGCGGCATCGCGTGCGGCGAACTCTTCGCGGACTTGGGACTCACGGGCGTCGGCTCGATTCTCGCCGTACCACAAGGCCAGCGCGACGACGATCGCGAACGCCCATACCTGCCACGGAATCGCCCGCAGGAACCCGCCGGCCAGCTTGAGCCATGCCCATGCGATCGCGGTCACTTCGTCAGCTTCCCGCTGGTGACCAGCCGCAACGCCTTGATCGTCAGCCCGGCGCCGATCAACGCCCACGGCCCCCACGTTCCGAACGCTTGCAGCACCAGTGCCCGCTCGTCGGCCAGCGTGGTCGCGGCGATCTCAAGCCCTGCGCCTGCCGTGGTCAGCAGTCCGCCGAACCACATCAGCTTGGACTTGAACCACCGCTTGACGGTGTACATCAGCGAAACGCGGCTGCAGGCGGATTGGTAGGCGTGGCGCCAGACCTGCGCCCATTCGGTGTCGGTCATGCCCTTTGCGGCATTCGGCCAACGGGCGGCGGCGGGA